GTTAAACAGCTCAAGTGTCTCAGCCAAGCAAAACTCGCCGGACTGAAGCATGAACGGCTCATCTTCTGTCCTGTCTGAGATGTCAATACGAATCAGCTCAGGGCTATAGATGCTCTCGATCATCAGGTGATCACCCAAGCGCAAGTCCAAACTGGCTGGATTCAGCAGTTCTGGATCAAATGGGACAACCATGTTGCCTTTCCTGCAACGGGCCTGAATCTCCCAGTCACACAGAACCGCCATTCGAGCAATGCAAAAACCAATGCTACTGATCTTGCCTCAAAATCTTCTTCTCGCTGTGATACGCACCTTTTTGGTACATCTCAGTCACGTCTCGCACCCACGGCACCAGCCAGTCATTGACCCGTGAACACTGATCCCAGTTCACTGGCTTTGCACACTGCACAACAACAGTCGTCCAGAACGCGCTGATAAATGCCCAAACCCAATAAAACTCAGTCACTGACCAGAATCACCCAGCCAGTTTTGGGTCCTTCAGCCTGCCATCGCTGATAGAACGCAGCCTGTCTCACGCGGACATTGCGTCCAAGGTGTGGGTTGGAGTGGCCACCCTTCTCCATTTCGGGATAGCCACGAGGGTCTTGCATGATCCACTCAGGATCGCTGCTGTTTTTGCCGGCATAGCCGCTGATAACGCTCCAGTGCCCGCAACCCAATGCATTGCACATTGGTGGCTCGCCAAGAAGCATGTTTCCGACATGTAGCCAACCGACTAATACTGGCCTGCCTGCCTCTAGCTCTCGCTCAACTAAATCGGCGTCACCATCTTTGCGAAACTCAGCTCTCAAGCCGAGACTGCGCAATGCTGCGAGCTGAGCGTCTACCGACGTGCTGTCGCCGTACTTAGCGCGGATTTCGTTGTACTCATCATCTGTACGAACCTTCTTGTAATACGCCGCCACCATGGCAGCGGCTGAGCTGAAACACTCTCGGTAGCCAGTTCCAGTCTTGTTATCGAGCTGCCTGAAGTAAGGCATGTAGATCTGCTGGTCATATCCGCTTTCTTTCCACGCCTGAAACCAATCAGCCTCGTCTTCCGCCAATAATTTCTCTGGCAGCGACTCCTCAAGCTGTTTAATTGCAGCCAGCTGGTGGGGCGTACCACGGAAAAACTGGAAGAATGGCAGTAGGGCAAGACCCATGGCGATCAGCAACAAGGCCACCTGGATAATGCCCGACATGCCTCACTTTTCAACTCTTGTGTCAGGCAAGAGCAATTCCTTGAGATGCTTGACGGCCAAATCATCAAGGTCGTTGTCAGTGCGAGTGACGATCTTCTCCAGCATCGCCACAATCAGCTCTTTAAATGCCCTTGAGCGCCACATGGACATAACCAAGGGCTTAAGTACTAGAAGCATGAGACTGTTTTGAACAGCATCAATACCTTAGTTCCTATTGCTATGCCCTTCCAATCGCGCCACTGACTGCTCAAGATTTGCCAGTCGCGCAAAAATCTCCTGATCGCGAGTCCGGATGTCAGCGTGGAGCACATCAAGACGGCTGGCTAGGTTGTCTACAGCGGTGGTGAGGCGTATCAAGGAGTCACGTCCTTGCTGGCTTTGACGGCTCATTCCCGTCAGTCCAGCTGAGGCTACGCCGACAGACGCTCCAGCTACTGCAGCCCAAACTTCAACCACCATTCGACCTCTAGCGTCAAACCATCATGGCAGAAAGCAAGGAAGGGCAAGAGCAGGAACAGGAAGACCACAGCAATGGCTGGTTGGGCGACTTTGTCCGCATCACAATCATGCTGTGGGCTATGGCGATTATCACGGCTAATTACGTCGGTTATTTCAAAGGTCAAATCGACGTGACCTTTAGCGCATCACTGCTGAGTTCAACTGCAGCCAGTTACGGACTGACCATGAACAGGACGGGCAAGAAGAAGAAAGACGAAAGCGTTAACCTTGAAAGTAAAAGCACCACTTCAGCCACCAAATGAACCGCACACTTTTGGTATTGGGCATCACATTGGCAGCTGCTTTGCCTGTTAGGGCGGACATCACTCACAAGATCCAGAGTTCGGTCAGCTTGGCTGTAGACGGGGCTGCAACTTCTGCTACTCGTGTTGGTAGCTCCTACAGCGTTAGCGGTATGGGCGTCAGTGTTTCCTCTGGTGGCACTGCAAACCAAATCGGCAGCCTTGATGATCTGACCAGTGGCTCAGCTGTTGATTACACCGGAACGACTGCAACTCTGTCTGGTACTGGTAGCTGGTCATTCAGCGAAACTTATATGGAAGGCGATGACACGCCTTCGACTGTGACCATCACCAGTGGTGTCGCTCCAACGCTGCCATTGCTTGGCGTCAATGTTGTTCAAAGTGGTGGCGTTGCTGGCACCTTGGCAGGCACAATCAACTCAGGCCATACCCTCACCATCACGGCTGGTAGTGCTGGCACTCAGGCTGTCGGTCAAGTTGTGACGTCAATCACTGCTAACTGATGAGAGCTGTATTGCTGCTGTTGTTGTTAGCGCCAGCGGCACATAGCGTGCCGGTCATTCCAAATTTCAAAACCGGTACGCTTACGTCTCATCAAGAAACAACCAGCAAGGTCACTGAGACAATTGTTAGCGAAGAGTACAACACAGGCTTTGAATACACAGCCACAGGCACAAACGTCGAGAGCGACACCTACTTGAATCCGATTTCTGAAACCACCGTCAACGGATGGACATCCTTAGGAGAACGGCCCAACTGGTCAGTTGTCGACCCGACAAAAACGTTTCAATTCACAGAGACTTATCGCGGGCCAGGTCTCAGCAACAGAACAACGGTGCAAAGAGTCACCGAGGTGACAAGCGTTATAGATACGGTCTCCTCCTTCTCGGAGTAATTTTCTGCGCTCCTGCGAACGCAAACGATATTGGCGGAATCTCTGCAACAGCATCACCTACAGCGACAAGTTCTGGCTCAGTTAGTAATCAAGCGGTGCAGATATTGCAGGGTTCCGCTATTACAAACACCTACGGAGGATCTATACAATGTCAGGGGCCAACTTTGACGGTTACGCCATACGCAAACCGCACCAAATCATGGGGGTTGCCATACGAATATTCTTACCAAGACCCTGTGTATGACCTCAGCGATTTAGACGAGGACGGCCTTTTAGATAATCCTGGGGCCATTCTGTTCAGTAAAGACACCAGAACTGGGCAGAAAGACCAGCACAACTGGAATTTGGGCTTGTCGATTCAAGCCACAATCCCGCTAGATGGTGGCCTGCAGGCACGTTGCAAACAAGCTGTTGACTTGCAACTTGGCCTGCAAAAACAACAATTAGCCAACAAACGACTGGATTTTGAGATCAGCCGACTCAAACACTGCGGTGAGCTTATGCTTCGTGGCATTCGATTCGCAAAAGGCAGTCCGTTTGAGAAGGTTTGCGCTGATGTCCGTATCCATCATCCAACGCCCCACACACACCCTATTTCGGTCGTAAAGACCGCTGAAACTTCCGCCGCTCCATAACTGACTCAACCTTGGGTTTTTTGCCCAGCGCCTTTTGCAGCGTCTTCGCTACCTTCTTCACTGTCGGCTTGATCAACCTCAACAGAAAAGGAGTTGCGAGGGCTGCTGATACACCAATCACGGAAGATGCCGCCACAGTGGTCGCTTGAGGCAGCGTGGGGATAGCTTCTATAACCTGTTGCACCAGCGGCTTGCTTTCCTCGACTTCTGCCACTGGTACAGGCTTCGGTTTTTCAGGCAGTCGAATGTCTTTTACAGCCTCCATTGGGTCAGGTTTTTTTGGCATCCGTGGAATCTTGGGCTTTACTGGCTCAACTTCCGGCTCAAAATCCAACGGGCTAAACGACGGCATATCGATGACTGGCACGCCAAGCTCCAGCGTTACAGGCGGCACATCTGGTATCGCTACTTCTGGCAGATCTACGACAACATTAAGCTCAGGGATTTGAATTTCAGGTATTTCATCCATGAAGTCAGAGCGGTTTACAGCAGGTCAGCTTTTTATAGAGAGAACCAAGCAACGCGAAGGAGCGCCAATTGTTTACACAGTAATGTCTGGGCGCAGCTCCAGGCTGTTCACCGATCCAAAAGCGATTCTCAAGTGGGTTAAGTGGCCAAAAGGCACACCTACAGGTGATGCGCTACGGGAATGGCTGGCGTCGTTTGACAAGAAACCTGAGGCACCCGCGCCAGAACTTGATATGGCGAAAGTCAAGGCTGAAGGCTTCGGGCCTGAAGCTCATGACGATGATCCAACTGCCCATACGAAAATGGTCACCTAATTTTGAGCGTGCTATAAAAGCCATACGCAACCAGACCACCGATGCGTCCGGAGTTTGCCACTGCGTAGCAACCGAGCATCCTCGTGTGGGACCTCGCCACTGCGACCGCTAGACCTAGTTCCCAAGCTGTTAGATCAGCCTCTGTTCTGCTAGAGCGTCGGCACCTGAGAACCCCGTCCTAGGCGGGGTTTTCTTGTGGTATAACTGCATTGTAAGAGCGGGAGTCCTTTTGCTGGACAATCGGCGCTGCTCACCCCGACAGATCATCGGTACTCTTCTGATCTCTTGAGAACCTCCGGGACGCCGGGGGTTTTCTTGTATCAAGCGTTAAACCTGTCGATAGCGCGGTTCAAATACCAGGCTGCTTTTTGCAGGTCTTGCATTGCGTTGCCTTTGTGCCATGCCCGCAGCAAGTACTTCATGGTCTGCCCCACCAAATAGCCAGTTACAGCATCAGGCGCACCAGCGACCACATCTTCGATTACCTCAATCGCTTCAACGCGACCTTTGGTGTAGTGCGCTGGTGAGTTGACCTGATCGCTCATGGAAACTTGAACGGAACAGCCGGTCCAGTGCTGGTTGGCAACTCTGGCATAGCCTCGTCAATTTGACCGGGCATCATGTCAGTCACCTTGCCAGTGATGTCATCCATCATGTCCGCAGCCATGTCATCGATCATCCCTGGAATTTGAGCAAAGGCAGCAATGCTGAGGCCAACAAGCGTCCCAGACATCACAAAGCCCAGCACGCCAAGCGCGTTGTAAACCTTTTGCATGGTTCTTAAATGCACTCATCCATGCTACGGCGCTCGTAATAGCGCTTCAATTTTTCGCACTCTCTAGCTTTGCTGTGTTGACCGAACTGATCAAACAGTACTGCGCGTGCATGTTCATAACGGATAGCGGTTGGCAAAAGCTCCGTTGGAACCCGGCTTCCCATCGGGGAGAACCTGTTGCCGTTGAGTTTGGTGCTCATAATAAATAGATAGACAAAAGGCCCCCTTTCGGGAGCCCTCTGCTGACCTGTGTGAAGAGTCGTCTGAGTTATAGCTCAGAAGTTGAACTTGGCACCAGTCTTGAAGCCAAGGCTTAGCTCTTCACCAGTGATGAAGGACACTTCGCCGTAAAGCGGACCAGCACTGATTCCAGCTTTGCCGCTGACCTCAAACTCGTTTTCGCCGGTGTCAGGAAGCAAAAGAGCAGGCCCAACCTGTACATAAGCACCGTTGTCAAAGCCATAACCAATGTGGCCCTCGACAATGCCGCCGCCAACACCAGAGTCAAGACCAACACCAAAATTGGCTTCTGGGTTCAGGTAAAGCTCACCTGCAGTTGCGCCTGCAGGAAATGCCAGCGCAGCTGCGGAAACGGCGACACCACTCGCAATGAGAAGTTTGAACATTTGGAAGAGAACTAACGTTTTCCTTGGCCACGATACTTCTTTCGTCCATGGGACGGTTTTGAATGTGATCCATCCCCTTGACGTGTCTTTTTTGGCTTGCTAGGGACAAAATTTTGCCCGCTTATTGATTTGGCCATCAGATACCGTCAGTTGAATTCAAGTTCTGGTACTTAAGAGCTAAGCCTGTAAACAGCCCATATTGAGGATGGCTGATCTGATCGCGACCATCAAGGAAATAAAGCTCGTTCAGCCAAAGCACTCGTGAAGCCATGGCTTGCACGTCAGAAGCCCCCGGCTTGGCGGCGATCATCGGGTCAGGGCGTTGCATCAAGATCCAGCAGTGATTGCGTTGTTTAGAGGGGTCATGTCCTCAGTCGTCCAAAAATCCTTGGCAACCATGAGCTGCAGGTGCTCGACGTTCCGAGCAACCGTGTCCTGCTCTTCAGTGGTACGGCTGTCTTGAGCCATCAACGCATTGATCAGATTCACGCTGTCCATTGCAGCGGAGTAATGACCTGCAATCTCATCAGCCGTCAGAGTGTCAGACATTTGCTTTGAGCTGTTCCACTTCGGACTTTAGCTCCTGAATTGCGCGTACCAAGATTGGTACGAGCTTTCCGTAAGAAGCCTCAAGCCGATCTGGGTTGCTGTCCATAACCAGCTTCAGATAGTCGCTATCAGTGTCTTTTTGCAGCTGTTGCAGGTCTTGGGCAATGAAGCCAGCCTCATAAGTGCCGTCTTTGCTGTTTCCGTCGCGTGTTTTCCATTCAAACTTGACAGGCTTCAAGCGTGTAACAAAGTCGAGCCCTTCACCCAGTTCGGCAACATTGATTTTGTCTCGCCCATCAGAAAGGCTGGTAATTGATGTCTGATTGCAACGAAGCGTGTTCAGGCTTGAATTGCCTAAAGTCATTTCATTGTTTACAGACGCGCTGCTAGGAGACGCACTTTTGCCGATGAGAGTGTTGTTACTTCCAGAAAGAGAATCGCTGCTGCTTGTAAGGATGCTAGGCCCAAGCAGAACATTATTGCTGCCACTAATGTTATGGCCGGTTCTGTAGCCCATGCTGATGTTATTGCTGCCGGTTGCATACCTTTGCGAGCCTTCTCCCATTGCAATGTTGTATTCCCCAGTTGTTGTGTCTTTTAGACAGTATTCACCCAAAGCAATGTTGTAAGACCCTGTAGTGCATTTTTCTAAAGTTTCTCTACCTAACGCGACATTGCTCCTTCCTGTCGTCACGCTGTCCAAAGGCCCTTTGCCAATGGCGACGTTATAGATGCCAGTCATGCCGGCTGAATTGCCTCCACATGCCATTTCTCCGATACCAACATTCGCGCCGCCACTTGTAAGGTCTTTACATGCCTGCTTGCCGATGGCCACATTTAGGTCTCCGCTGCTTATGTCTTGAAGGCACTGCTCGCCAATCGCAACGTTGTTATCTGCTTTGTCCGAACCGCTTGTAATTGGGCTTGCAAAAGAATTTGTACCGCCAGATATATTTTTGTTCGTGTCTTCCGTCAGCAAACCACCGCCAGCATCTGCAAGCGTAATGTTTCCGTTGGTGGAATTAAAGGTCAGAACTTGACCGTCAGACGCTCCAGATTGCAGGCCAGGAATGCGCAGGCTGGTAATGTCGGTATTGCCTAGGGTGATTTCGTTGCTAGATGTTGCGCTGCTAGATTTTGCATGTTTACCAATAACAATGTTATTGCTACCTGTCGTTAGTTGACCAGAACCGTCACCACACGCTTCGTATCCGATAACAACATTGTTGCTGCCTGTTGTAAGAGAAACGCCACTTCTTGAACCAAGCACAACATTTCCCACCCCAGAAGTGAGACTTTTGCCGCACGCATAACCCAAAAATGAGTTGCGAGCGCCACTGCTTGTAACGGCAGTGCCAGCCTGATAGCCGATAGCAGTGTTGTTAAATGCAGTATTAGTGCCTGTAGCTCCTTTTAACGCTTGATAGCCAACTGCAACCACATGATTTCCAGTTACGTTTTGCCCACACTCAAATCCAACAAAGGTGCCCTTACCGTTTGTCGTTGTCGCGGATCCTGCCTCATAGCCGACCGCAACACCTCCAGCTCCTGAGGTGTTTGCATTCAATGCGTTGTATCCCAACGCTGTGTTGTTATTGTCGGAGTCGTCATCATTGGCAAGCGCTCCAGTACCTAGGCCGATAGTTACACCACTGTCTTTCGTAACAGCATCAGACAGATCGTTAATCGCAGACGCTCCACCACCACCTGCATCAGCCAACGTGATGTTTCCGTTACTAGAGCTGTAAGTAAGAACCTGGCCATCAGACGCGCCAGACTGCAGTCCAGGAATCCGAAGACTGGTGACGTTGGCATCACCAAAGGTAATCTCGTTAGAAGCTGTAGCTGAACTAGCTTCAGCGTCATAGCCGATGCAGGTGACGTTCTCTCCAGACGTTGTTGTATTTCCTGCATTTTGACCAATACCAGTATTCTTTTCGCCTGTGCTGTTAACAAGCGCACTGCCCCCAACTGCTGTGCTGTTGCTTGTTGTCAACGAAGCTGAAAGCGCATCAGATCCAATGGCAACGTTGTAGTTAGAAAAAGAGCCGCTAATTCCATCGCCGGCCTGCGAACCAATGCACACATTATTACTTGAAGCAGTAATGTTTCGACCCGCAAGTCTTCCCATGAAAAAGTTGCCGGTGCCCGTTGTAAGGCTTTGTCCGGCAGCCTCGCCAACCGCAAAGTTCAGACCACCTGTGGTGCAAGCAGCTAAAGCGCCATCACCCAAGGCAACATTTCGATTGCCGGTAGTATTTGCTGTTAATGCTTGATTTCCTACTGCAACATTTGCAATTCCAGTAGTATTTGCCTTTAAAGCTTGATAGCCGACGCCAACGTTTCCTGCACCCGAAGTTGTTGCATTTAAAGATTGATAACCAACCGCTGTGTTGTTGTTATCAGTGCCATCATCACTGGCTAACGCACCAGTCCCTAAGCCGATGCTCAAGCCACTGTCGTAGGTAACAGCATCAGACAAATCATCAATAGCAGATGCGCCGCCGCTACCGCCTACCTCAACAACCGTTCCACCATCAGTTTTGGTGAAGACACCACCGTCAGTGGTATTAATGGCGAGTTCGCCTACAACAAGATCAGAGGCACCAGGATCAGAGGTGCCACGCTTCTGCTTGATTGTGTTTGCCATCAGCTCTAGAACGAACCGCCATCAAGCTCAAAGCTACTCGCAGTTCCGTTTTCAAGGAAGGTCACAAGGTCACTTAATGCAACTTGAACCATCGTTCCATTGTCGTTGACGACCATGCGATCAGCTGCGGCAAGCGTGGTTGATGTTGCTGACGTTCCACCATCAACAATGTTCAGCTCGGCAGTGGTAACCGTCGCTCCATCGAGAATTGCAACTTCAGTAGAAGTCAGCAAAGCCAGAGCAGCTGAAGCGCCTGACTGACAACCAGACAAATTATCAAGATCGGCATCGTATGCCTGAACATCACTGCCGATCGCAACGCCTAATGCAGTTCGTGCTGCTGATGCAGACGTTGCACCCGTACCACCATCAGAAACTGCAAGGGTTCCGGTGATGCTGGATGCAGCGAGATCAACTGCAAGCTCAGTTGACTCAATAACAAGACCGCCATTGGCCTTGAGATCGACGCTGACTTCAGAACCGCTTACATCAATACCGTCACCAGCCGTTGGCGTTCCAGCTGCAGCAGCAATCGTGATGCCACCTGAGCTGTTAGTAACAGTGATATTGCTGCCAGCTGTAATCGTTGCTTTGGACAACGAACCACTGGAATTACCGATCAACAGTTGACCGTTGCTGTAGGTGGTCTGACCTGTACCGCCTTTGCTGGTCCCAATGGTTGATGCAGACCACGTTCCAGAGGTCAGCGTGCCAACAGAAGTAAGGCTGGAGCCAGTAACACCAGAGCCAAGAGTGCTACTGCTAAGAACGCTAGTGCCATTGATCTTGAACTCTTTGCCAGAGGCAGCGTTGACGTGTTCAGAAAAATCCCAGCTGTCGGTGCTGTTAGTCCAAACAATCGTGTGATCGGAAGCTCCCTTAAGGGTGATACCACCGCCATCCGCAGTAGTGTCGTCAGGAGAAGCTACAGAGCCTAATTCAAGGTTCTTGTCGTCCACCGTGATGGTGGTCGAATTCACAGTCGTGGTCGTACCATTAACTGTGAGCGACCCTGTAACCGTCAGGTTGTTGCTGAAAGTAGTGTTGCCAGACAGCGTTGCACCGCTGAAATCACACGTTCCAGTAAACGTCTTATTGCCGCTGATCGTTTGATTGGTCGTCAGCGTGGAAAACGCACCCTCACCACCAATCGTGATAATTGATGAACTGGTGCCATCACCGTCATCGCCAAAGCCGTAATACAGCTTTTTGTCTGCCTCGTTGAAGGCAACTTCACTCGGGGCGAGTGTTGTTGGGCTTCCAGCTGAGCCAGACGCAGCCCGTTTCTTTAAGCGGATTGTGTTGGCCATTTAGAAGTCGCCCCCTTTGACGATTGTTTTGATGGTCCAGGTGTCGTCTGCTTTGTACTCGCCAGAGGCTGAGTCGTAATAGATGACGCTCTGATCCACTTTAGCGGTATCGTTCAAACTGAAACCAGAACCAGCAGGGCCTTGAGGCCCTTGTGGGCCAGCAGTCGTAGCAGTAACTGTCGTCGTTACTGGATTCTGAACAACCGTTGACGATCCGTCCTCAGTAACTGTGACGGTGTTGTTCGTCGTTGTGACGTTGACCGTCGTCATGGCGCGGTATATCCCTGGCTAACAGTGATCACACCTTCCAAGTAATACTCACGGTTGCCGCTGCCATCTTGAAGCAGCACGTCATAACGCAGCGAATCAGGAAAGCCTGCAGTTTGTGCGTCAGTCAAACTGATCGTGATTTGTCCGTTTGTACGACTTGTATAGGCAATAGCAAAATCAGCGTATTTGGTGGTTCTGTCTACGTCCCACGCTTGCGCATACGCCGTATAACCAGTCAGGTCGATAACAGCATCACTGCTGTCCTTAAACTGCAGCAGCACGCTGTAATCAGCCCTCCGCTGGAGCGTGATGTTGTACGTCCCAGGTTGGACAGCCATAACGCACCTCCTGGGACAAGTCTACCGTTTTCAGGAATACGGGCTATCGCCTAAAAGGCTTGTATCCCAAGCTGCTTTCAGTTCATCAGCTGTGGTTGCAGCGTCGATTGCAGCAGCAGCAGGTGCATCACGCAGTGCTTGCTTTGCAGCCACGATTGCAGTGGTGTCAGCACTGGTTTCTTGAGCACGGGTGAACTCAAGATCTTTTGCTTCCAGCAGGGGTTTCCGTGCTGCACGCACATTGTCACGATGGATGTCCTTTGCTTTGGACATGTTGAGTCCGATGCCCATGTCAGCTCTCCGTGTAGGTCCAAGCGTTACGGAACGAACGATCGCTAGGAACGTCCGCTACGTCAACGATTTGATATGCCTTGCCAGCAGGCACATCCTTACGGGCGATGTCTTCAACACTCAACCCGCAGTTGTCTGACGGGATGATGACGCAAACGCCACCGTCGTCATTTGGGTAGATGATGCGCTTGTCGCTCATGGCAAAAACGGCAATGAAGTGATACTAGCAATGTTTAAGGCCATAGATCAATCTCCAAATACGGCAATGTTCACGCCAGGTACGTCATAACCGCCAGAACCATTGGCGTAAGTTGTATTAATTCTTGCGTTGTTTGTCGCACGAGTTTGTCCTGTAACTACACGCAGATCGTTTGTAGATTCCGTTTCATGATAACATGCTGCAACAGTACAATAGTTAGCATTTGACATCGCGTTGGTAAAGTTCACTGTGTAATCACCAGTACCATGGTCAGTAATAGAGCTGACGTTTAAGTCATCTCTAATTGCAACCGTTCCAGTGCCATTAAAATTGACCCATACCTTTGCCGAACCTGGCACCTCAAGATTGCTTGAGCCGCCGCTGGTGTCTGTGATGTTGTTGACTTTAAGGGTGCTCATGGATCAATCTCCGAAAACACAAACGTGCATGGTGTCGGTATCAGCCATTGAAATACCGTTGGAAGAACCTTCAATTTGCTGATGAGTAATTTGCACCTGACTTGTGGACTGGGCGTGAACAGTGGTTATTTGGTGATACACGTTGCCGGCAGGTCTTGATCTTGTGCCTACTACAACACAATAGTTTGCGTCGGACATGTTGCTTGTGAAATTAAGGCTGTAATAGCCAACTCCGTTGTCGGTAATAGAACTAAAGTTAAAGTCGTCTCTAAATGCAGGAGTGTTGTTACCGTTAAAATTTGCCCACGCTTTTGCTCTGCCCTCGGCAACCTGCTCAGGTGTCGAGCTGTTATTGCCCGACGTGTCTTGAATAGTGGCGACCTTGAGTGTGCTCATGGCTCAGGCTCCAAAAATAGCGACGTAAACAGCTTGTTGATCTTGTGTATTGCCAGTGTTGGTGTAAGTGTTCATCCTAACGCTTCCTGTTGCTAACCCGGCAGGATAATTGGCGGAAGCAGCGTTGCCAACAACATTAAAACTACCGTCACCAGCGAATGTGTTATAGCCGCCAGTTACAACACAATAGTCTGTATTAGAAAAGGAGTTTGTAAAAGATATGGTGTAATCACCTGTGCCGTTATCAGCTAGTGAACTGATGTTGAATGACTCTCTAATCGCAACAGTTCCGCTGCCATTAAAATTGACCCACGCTTTTGCAAGCTGACCAATCTCCGTGCCGGAGCTGTTCTTGAACGTTGGAGCGCCACTCCCCGTGTTCTGTACGTTGGCTGCCTTGATCGTGCTCATTTCAGACCACCGTCCAAGTGGCGCCAGAACTTACCGTTACTGTAACCCCACTGGCAATAGTTATCGGCCCTGCTGACATTGCGTTTAGAGATCCGCTCAAAGTGAAGTCTGTACTGACCGATTGATCATTGGTGTAGAACACCTGATCCGTTCCACCGCCAGTTGCGCCGCCACCGATCTGCGACCAAGCAGAACCGCTGTAACCCTCATAACGAGACAGCGTTGAGTTGTACCGGATCATCCCGTTGTTAGGGGTGCCCGGACGCTGAGCTGTTGTTCCGACTGGCAGGTCAAGCGTTCCAGTGCCTGACATCAGGATGTTGCCCGCAAACGTGGCAGTTCCTGTAAATGACGGCGATGCCGCAAGAGCTAGACCAAGGTTTGCTGTTCCAATGCCGCCTACAGCACTGACATTGACGTATGCACTGTTTGCAGCATTCCTAATCTTGAGGGTGCTGTCACCCGTATCGACGTACCACTGATGAGCAAACGTCGTTGCTGGATCGGTTGAGCTGCTGTTGTTTGATGCAATCGCAGACAGCGCATTATTCAGATCGCCACGGAACGCTGCACCGC